GGGATTTAGTTTAAAAGATGTTGCTACCACAGCTGCCAAAAATTTTATCAATAAAAAATTACAAAATGTTAATCTAGCTACTGGTGCGATGGGCGCATTAAACGGGTTGCAAAATAAACTCCCTGGAATTCCTGGGTTAGGTGGAGGAAATATGCTAGGCATGGGTGGTGCAACTACTCCACCTATACCTGGAAAAGTTTCTGAAGACGATACTAGTAGAAATCAATATATAGACATAAATGGTGAATTAGCAATTGGTAAAGATTTGGCATATATTGAAAGAAAGCCAGGAGAAGCATTTCCCAACGAGCTTGATGAGTTTGATAGTTATAATTGTATCTTTACGCTAAGTGTGCTTAGTGGTGTTGCAATCAATTTTCCAGATGATACGTATAGACAAGGTATTCTTGGGCCAATAATAGTAAAAAGTGGGGGAACTGGCGATGTCCCTAATAGCAATGCAATAAAATTGAAAAATTTTAAAAGCGATGCAAATAAGTCTGGTAGATATGATGCTTTTATAGACAATTTAAAAATAAGTGGTATAATGGGGTTCAATAAAGCAACAGGCAATACCAATTCCACATCTGTAAGCTTTCAAATTATAGAACCATATAGTACAGGATTGTTCTTTCAAACAGTTCAAGTTGCAGCATTTGAAGCTGGTTGGAAAAATTGGTTAGACATGCCCATGCTTCTAAGTATAGAATTTAAAGGTCATTTGACAGCTAATCAACAAAATATTAGAGCAAATTTATCTAGAAAATATATTCCTCTTAAACTTAGAGAGATTAGTATGAAAATTACTGGTCAGGGAACTGTGTATCAATGTGAAGCATATCCATGGAATGAAAAAGCCTATAGCACTGACATTAATCAATTAAAAACTGATAAGAGCATAGAGGGCAACACAGTGCAGCAGATGTTACAGACAGGAACAAAAGAAAATAAAAATAGTTTACAAAATCTTATTAATGAGGCCTATGAAAAACTGGCCAAAGAAAAAGAGATTGAACCAGATAAAGTTTTGATATTATTTCCTGTAGATTTACAAACAGGAAAAAACTCAACTAAAACTGATGATAGAAAAGACCCACCAACAGCAACAGTAAATGCACCCGCAGCATCAAGTAAAGAAAATGACAAATTTGTCTATGCTAAATTAGGGGTTGAAGATGAAAAATTATATCAAAAAGAAAATGTAAATCCTATTGGAATGAGTAAAATAGGATTTGGTGATGATGTAAAAAAAGCAGAAGCAGCCTTTGGAAAAGAAGATATTGTCTATGATGAAAAAACTGGCACATTCACTAGGGGTAATTTACAACTTAAAAAAAATACAGGCATAGCAAAATTTGCAATTGGTACTAGTATTACTGATGCTATTAACGAAATAATATTGGCCAGCGACTATGGAAGGCAGGCATTAGATCCAAAAAATATTGACGAAAATAACAAAGTAACTTGGTGGAAAATTGAAAGTCAATGTTATATTTTGTCAACTTCTAAAAAATTAAAAGGTGATGCACGATATCCTACGTTAAGTGTTTATAGAGTAATACCTTTTAAAATTGATTATACAAATTTTGTCCCAGGCAGCCAGCCAGCTAAAAAGATTGAAGACAAAAAGATGAATGCTGTTAAAAAATATGAGTATTTGTATACTGGAAAAAATACTGATATTTTAGATTTTAGTATTGATTTTAAAACAAGTTTCTATCAAGCACTCAATGCCGATGGAGGCGCAAATAATGAATCAGTTCAGCAAAATTTACGAGAAGAAGATAAGGCCGACAATGGCCAAGAGACTGATGCTGAATATGACGCTGCTGATATTTTTGGAGCATCCAAATTAGACAATGACGAAACTAATTTTACCCCAGGCCAAACTCAAACTAAAGTTATCACAAGATATTCAGAAACATCAATGAATTCAAAACGGGGAGGTATCACTGCGGGTGAGGATTACAGCACAATTGCTGCTAGGCAATTTAATAAGGCCATAAACACTGGCGTTGATATGATATCACTTAATCTGAAAATTTTAGGTGACCCGTACTATATAGCTGATAGTGGAGTGGGTAATTACACAGCACAAGCGACCAATGTTCCTGAAATGAATTCAGATGGTGCTATGAATACTCAAGATGGTGAAGTCTATATAACAGTAAATTTTAGAAATCCCATTGACCTTAACCCTAATGCAGGATTATATGATTTTGGAGGTAAAGGAAAAATTGTTCCTGAGTTCAGCGGCCTATTTCAAGTACTCCAAGTCGAAAGTTCCTTTGACAAAAATGTGTTTACTCAACAATTAAAATTAATAAGAATGTTAAATCAAGATTTAAAACCTACAGAATCATCAGATAAAGCACCTGCAAAATCTGCATTTACGCCCAATGATAGTTATGATGGCGTGGAAGGAGGTCCATAACTATGGCAGATGATGTAAGAGCAGCCACGGGCGTAGGCAGTAATAATCCAGGACCATATCTAGCTAAAATTGTTAGCTTTATTGATCCTGCATATATGGGCAATTTAGAAGTACAACTTTTACGAGATGTTGGAAACAATGAAAGAAAGGATGGTGAATTACATCAAGTAAGATACATGAGTCCTTTTATGGGGTCTACTGAACCAGAAATTACTACATCAGACCTAGACTATCATACTTCACATAAAAGTTATGGAATGTGGATGATTCCTCCTGATGTTGGATCTATTGTGATGGTAATATTTGTAGAAGGGGATGCTAAAAGAGGTTATTGGATTGGCTGTGTACACAATGCACAAAACCCTGGTGTAAATTTTATGACACCAGGTTATGCTTCTACAATCTACAATAATGAGGATGTCAAAAAACGATTACCAGTAGCTGAATATAATCACAAAGCCATGGAAATGACCCCGGCCGATCTAACTACACCTAAAAAGGCCGTACACCCTTTTAAAGATATATTGGATAAACAAGGCCTACTATTAGATGACATTAGAGGAATTACTACTAGCAGTGCTAGAAGAGAATGGCCCAGTGCTGTATTTGGTATAAGCACTCCGGGACCCATAGACAAACAAGATGGCGCAAAAAAATTCAAAACAGGTAAAAAAAATAAAGAAGCTACTACATTTGTCAGTAGTTTGGGTGGCTCCAGTTTTGTCATGGATGATGGCGATGATAAGTTCCTTAGAAAGAAACCAGCAAGTGAAGCTCCACCTGAATACATGTCAGTTGAAGGCCAGGAGACTGGAGGTGATGTTACACTTCCGCATAATGAATTAATTAGATTACGAACTAGGACTGGGCATCAAATATTATTACATAATACCGAAGACTTAATATACATAGGCAATGCTCGTGGCACTAGTTGGATTGAAATGTCCAGTAATGGCAAAATAGATATCTATGCAGAGGACAGTATCAGTGTTCATACTAAAAATGATTTAAATTTTTATGCGGACCGAGATATCAATATGGAATGTGGTCGCAACTTTAACACCAAAGTAGGCGGGGAAATGCAAACTGAAGTAGTTGTAGATCAAAATACCATAGTAGACGGCAATCAATCTAATTGGATTAAAGGCAATGTTAATACCACCATTGATGGAAATCATTTGCATAAAAATGGTGGTAATTTTGATCTAAAAAGTGGTGGCAATAATACATTAACTGCTGGTGGTAATTCAGAACTTAATTCTGGGGGTAATAATGTTATTACTGCTGGGGGAGCTCTTGATATTAAAAGTGGCGGCGCCAGTAAATGGACAGGTGGTGGTGCAACTAGCATCGGCGGAGCAAGTTTAGTACTCAGTGCTAGCACAATTAATCTCAACGGACCAGCAGCACCAACAGCAGCTACCGCGGCCGAAGCTGCCGAAGCTGAATTACCAAAAGTATTAAAAACTCACAGTGTGCCAGATGAAACAGGTTCGACGTTATTTGATACTATTATGCGCCGTGTTCCAACACATGAACCTTGGGCTCATCATGAAAACTTGGATCCACAGCAATTTACCCCTGAAAAAACAGACAGAGATATCGATGGAAGAAATGAAGAAAATAGTGAATCAATTCTGTTAGTGGATAAAGATTTGCCAGAATATTGGTCGGGGTGGACCGACGACAAACAAAAATACACAACAAGTACAGACACTTTTTCTAAAACTAAAAAGGATGAATAATTATGGCTATTCAACGTCTTTATGAAAAATTAGTAGTTAAAGGACGTACTCCTAAAGGACTCCCACCGCTACCAAGAACATATAGGGGATTCAGCTCAATAAGTGATGAAACTGAATCATTTTCTCTATATGATTTGGCCTTAATTAAACAAGACATTATCAATCATTTTCATATTAGACAAGGTGAAAGATTAATGAATCCTGAATTTGGTACCATAATTTGGGATGTAATTTTTGAACCATTAACTGAAGATTTACAAGAACTAATAGCACAAAATGTAGCAGATATCATTAATTATGAACCTAGAGTAGTGGCCAATAACATAATTGTTACAGCTTATGAAAGTGGTATTCAAATTGAATGTGACCTAACATATTTGCCATATGATGTATCTGAATCATTGAGATTTAGATTTGATCAGGATAATGGATTAATTGGATAAACTAGTAGTTTATTATTTACTATAAATATCAAGCATAAGGACGGGCAATGTCATCCACTAATAGACAAAATAGATTACTAGTATCAGAAGATTGGAAAAAAATCTATCAAAGTTATCGCAATGCGGACTTTAAGAGTTATGATTTTGAAAATCTTCGTAGAGTCATGGTGGACTATCTAAGAGAAAATTATCCAGAAGATTTTAACGACTATATTGAAAGTAGTGAATACCTAGCCTTAATAGACATGATTGCTTTTTTAGGCCAAAGTATTGCTTTTAGAGTAGATTTAAATGCTAGAGATAACTTTTTAGAACTAGCCGAACGTAGAGAAAGTGTACTAAGATTATCAAGAACTATTGGATATAATGCCAAACGCAATCTTGCTGCTAACGGATTACTTAAATTCCAAAGCGTTAATACAACCCAAGACATTATTGATAGTAATGGTAGAAATTTACGTGGTCAAGAAATAATTTGGAATGATAATGCCAATAGTAATTGGTACGAACAATTTATTAAAGTTATCAATGCAGCATTATCACCAACTGGTCAATTTGGTAACCCAGATAATAAAGCAGTAATTTATAAC